AGCCTTGAAGATCAACTTGCACAGAGCCGAAGAGACCTCGAAGAATACAAGAACCTAACGGAGGAACGATTTAACAAATTGGCGAAAATGATTTCTGGAAAATAAAAATACTTAATATAAATGTCTCTACTCGATAATCTACCGCCCGTACTATCCAAGATAGTAAAAGCGGAAGATGTCGCCCAAATCGGCGAGGACGACGAGAAGAAATTTCTTCTTGTATGTTCCCGAGAACTCAAACAAGCCGAACTTGACGTCCTCACTAGCTACGGAAAAGTGCTGATCTACCGTGATAGCTACCAAAATATCCCGCTGGATAAACTACTCAACGACTCAGTATACTGTGTTCTCAATATTCACCAGAAATCACACCGTGTCCTCCTCGGCAAAGAAGACCTATCAGCCTATCACGTCGTTGCGGTGATCAACAATTATGATACGTGCGACGACTGGATGGAGGATGTCGGCGCCGAAAATGTTGTCAAAGGCCTTCCCGACCATCAAGCCTTCAAGGCGGACTTCAACCGTCTTCTCATCACAAAGAAAATCAGAAAAGCATCGTGTGTCAAATCCGTCTATCGTATCCTTTTAAAAGTTTTGAGGGGATGGGCCGACGAATAAAAGATTACCTCATCTCCTTAGCCGTGCAAAGCGCTCTCACCTATCTTCATTTACCGTCTTTTTTGATTTATTTTCTCTATATATAAATGTGTCACGACCTCAAATACAAAAAGGGCGGGGCCGTTATCAAACCTCACAATTTTACAAAGGGCGGAACCGTAAAAACCACTCACAAGAACATACCGAAGAAACTACTAAAAAATAAAGACCCAGACCAAGTACTCGCGAGATTAGAGGCTGGAGAAATAGTTATACCAAAAAGGCACGTCAAAAAAGTTGTTCCTCTGTTGAAGAAGGCCGGTATCAAACTACCGAACGTAAAGTAAAATTTTATTTTATATTAAAATAAAATGGGTTGGTTCGGTAATTTATTCGAACGAGCCTCCAGAGGAGTAACAAACATCGTAGACTCCGTTAAAAACACATTCAGTAACTGGTCAAAGGGATTTTACTCTGCGCCCGGCAATTACAAGTATTGCGGGCCAGGCAACCCGATAAACAATGGAGAGCCAGCTAATGCAAGCGATTCAGCGTGTCGTCAGCACGATATAGACTACGACAATTTTAAGAAATCAGGGGTCAAAGGGAAGGAGCTAAACGACCTCGTGAGGGAGAGCGACGAACGCCTCATCTCTAACCTACAAAAAGCGCCGGACCGAGACACCGGCTCATACTTTGCCGAGTATGGGATTCGAGCAAAGAAACAGCTTGAAAACTGGGGTATTCTCAACCCAAATCAATTTGTCACTTAGAATCTTTGAGTTTCATATCCCGGACCATATTGGTGAGCATACTGTGCATACTCTTTTTACGAAATTCTTCATCCATATACTCTTTATACTTCGGCTTGCTGAGGTCTTTAAATTCGAGAAACCACTCGGCGGGGACTTGTTCGGTAGTCGTAATGACAGGCACTTTATCTTTTTTTTGCAGAAATGCCATTATCTTTATTATATAGATATAAATTTTTTTTATTATATTTTTTTATCTTGTCTTATTTCAAAGTAATGCCCCGCAAGACAAAAATAAGCGAGGCCACAGATGACGACGGCTATTCGATTGTCCCCAAAGAGACCCTCACCATTCCCCCTGCTGACGTGCCTATCGCTACCACGACGGCCGTCAAGACTAAAATCAAGCGAGAGATGAGCGAAGCCCAGCGCCTAAATATGCTTCGAATGATAGAGGTCAACAAGCTCAAATGGGAAGAGAAACGAAAAGCCAAGGCGGAAATAGAGGCACTGTCAAAGACAAAACGTAAAGCCGACGATCAAGCCCTCATTGATGCTGGAACTCATATTCGTGTGAAGATTTTACCCAAAAGGGAATATAAGAAGCGGGAAAAGCCCACCCAAGAAGAGGAGACAGAAGAAGAAGAGGAAGAGGAAGAGGAGAAGCCGGCGTTTCAGGCGAAAAAACCGGTAAAGCGAAGTCAAAAGGCTCCGCCACCAAGCGACGAGGAGACGACAGAGACCGAAACAGACGGTGAGGAGTATAAGAACAAGAAGCGGGTTGTTCGACGTGAAGTGAAGAAGAACTTGAAGGCTCTAAAAAAGATTGATGAGGTGTTGGAACAATCATCGGGCAATCCCTATTTAGCTTATCTAAGCAAAAGATGGAAATAATTTATTATATAAAAAAATTGATATTTTTGATATTTTACTTATTAATTTCAAAAATGATCTGCGTTTATAAAATATTATCGCCGGATTTGCAGGAGTGTTACGTAGGTAGCACTACGAATTTTAAAGCAAGGGTATATGTACACAAGTCTTGCCGAACTTGTCAGTCGAAGGTATTGTTCGATAAGTACGGTTTTGTGAATTGTACATTTGTCATCTTGGAGCAATGTGAAAAGTCCCAGTTATTAGAGAAAGAAAAATATTGGTTAGAGTGTTCGGTTGGTGCTGTTAATAGTCGGGATCCTATTGGGCTTGAACATAGTGTTCGTTGCAAAAAATACAACGTGGATAACAGAAAAAAAATAGCTGAGCGCAAAAGAAAATACAACCTGGAATACGGTAAAAAAAATTACGAAGCTAACAAAGAAAAAAGATTAGAAAATCAAAGAAAATATAGAGCCAAACTCAAATCAAATCCAAAGTAATTTATTATATTATAATAAATGACAACAGTTGCAACATATAATTTGTTTTTGAACAGCCAGAACCGAACGACCGGAACATCAAGCGACTACACAGTATCATTATTCAAACCGATTATCCTAACAAGCCCGAACAATCATTTTACGGTCCGCATCGGCTCCGTCGAATTACCCTATGCATTCCCCCTCATTACCAACGAGAATAACACTATTAATTTCACATTCGTTAGACAGAGCATCACTACGACTTCAACGATTACCATCGATAATGGAAATTACAACATACTCAATCTCCTCGACCAAATCGCCAACAAGCTTCAAGCTCAAATCTATGCCCTCACGAACTACTTGATCAAATTTAATTTCACCTACGAGCGAATCACAGGCAAGGCCACGTTCGCATTTGGCGAAACAAGTTCAGGCATCTCTCTATCCGTAACGATCCAAAATAATTCACCCGTTTTTATGACCTGCATCGGCTTCGTTAACGCCTTCACATTTACCTACAACAGCCCCTCTGTATCTTCTCCCGCTACCTCGACACAAAACGTGAATGTGACGCAAAACACCGCCGTGTATATCCGCAGCAAACAACTTGCACAAACCACCAACTACGAGAATATCGTTGACAAAAGCAATATATCAAACATCCTAGGCAAGGTACAACTCAGTAGCACCCCGCAGTCTTATATACTCTGGACAAACCCCAATGATTTAGAAATAGAGATTAATAACCGTATTATTGACATCATCGATATCTACCTCTCGACGAGTACCTCGTATACCCTCGACTTGGGCAACTTAAACTGGTCGATGCGACTGACCATTCACGAGAAGAGCCGAAACAGCCGAGACGAACAACATCTTGACCGAGCTACAAATATGGAGTCGACAAATCCATTGCTTGAAGAGAGAAGTAAAATCGTTGATCAGTTAAAAAATCTGAAAACTAAAATTATTTCCTAATAATATAAATGAATCAACGAGCAACGCAAATCGTCAAGGTCAATATCAATACCGAAAAGAAACGGAAGCGAAAGCGGGTTAAGAAGGCTAAGAAAAAGATTGGAACAGGTCTACAACCCGTTCTTGGAACTCCTCAATACGGGCAAATTCCTATACCCGCTCCCTACGCTCGGCAAGGATGGACGCTAGAGCCGGTTTTTGCTAAGCAACTCGAGCAACCGGCTATTCAGCGCATCGAACAACAGCCTCAAATGAATCTAGTTCTACCTCCTCGTGAGATTCGGGACTATATGGGCCGTATGCTTGAATCGCAATTTAATGTAGGAGGTAGAAACCGACCCATCATCGAAGAGATGCAATCAGCCCCTCCCTCGCCACGTGGTAGAGCCGAAAAGCCACCTCCCCCTCTTGTGGCCGGTCAACAACCCCCACCTCTTGTCCTACCCCCCGCCGTGAAGATAGAGGAAGAGAGAAAGAGAGATGAACCTTCACCCGAATTAGTTTTCATCGACGACTCTAACCCAAGGCATTACCGAACGGCCGAAGATCTGCAAGCTCTACGTAATCAAGGCAAAATCAATCAGGCATTTTTACGCAAATTTGTCTTTCGAAAGAACAAGGCAGACGACGGCGAAAGTTCAATCGAACAAATTACACTCGCCCTCGGTCTCCCTTTCACACGTGAAAGCTCAACAAACAAAGAGAAAGCGATTGCATACATTCTACAAAATATATAGGTCTTAAAGGAAATAAAAATGATTTTACAGGGAAAAAACTAGGTTAAAATTATCCAAAGAATATGTCCGCTTTCGTCTATAACCCAGAGGAGTCAAAACGTCGCGAAGAGGAGGTCTCGAAAGCTGGTGCGCTTGTGCTTAGTATGAATGGGATGCGTAAGGCTTGTCGTTTCATTCTTGATGCGAAAAACAAGACCGATATTGTGTTCTTCTTCGTATCACGTTCGGCAGATTTCGGCGTGTTTAATCGAGATGAAATGAAACAACAAATGCGTCTTTGGAAGGCTCAGGCGAAAGACGGGAAACTCAATACCTATCCTGCTAATAACGAAGAATACGATGTCGAGGGTAAGATGATCTACACCCTCGTTATCAGTCCTAAATGTGTAAATCAGTTTTGTCCCCTGTCCTTGGCGCTCGGTACAATGGTGTCAGGATGGACCTACGCCTTCACCAAGAAGGAGAACCGCGACGACGTATATGGGTACGTTAAAAAGTATTGTACGGCCGAAGACAGCGAGTAAAAGAAGACTAAATTTTATATAATATAACTATTATATAAATGAAGTGGATCCATCGAACCGAACAACAGAGGCGCAACGATGTCTTACGACTGTTTAAACGCTATCCCGATAAAATCCCAGTCTATGTCGAGGGGGGAAATATATCACAAAATAAGTTCTTAGTCCCATATGACATCAGCGTCGCTCAATTCCTACATATGTTACGCGAAAAAGTACTATTGACACCCAACGAGTCAATATTTCTGTTCTGGGGAAAACGAAGAGAGATAATGGCAAGTAATATGACAGTAAGAGAGATATATGATAGAGCGAAGGATATCGATGATATGCTATACGTCATTTATTCGAAAGAAAATGTTTTTGGATAGTAAAATCCTTTAAGACCTATATGGGGAAATGGGGAAATTTATACGTTTGCCCCCAACTTTCTATAAAATATTATTTCTTTTTTTTTTTTAATAATATTATGGGGTATAACGACCTTTTTTTCCCCATTTCCCCATCTTTAAAACCTATTTAATTATCAATTTTATATTTAGAAAATATAAAATTATTCTTGAATTCGTTTAAGATATACTTTGTTACCGTGTGATTTATCATCTATAATCTTAATTTGTGCTTGTTCGAGAAACCCCCTAAATTTTTGTGCTGTTAGTTTTTGGTCGCTAAACGATGTCTGGTCATTATATTCTTTGAGTATGACCGGCATACGAATGAATTCTTTGGATGCTTCAAATCGTCCCTGCATACGAATGAATTCGGTGGATGGTTCGAATCGTGCAAGAAATGGAACAATTGGGTTGTTCTCTTGGATATAGGCTTTTTGTTCTTCTTTGCTATCTTCACAGTTAATATATTTGCCCTTGTTTTCAAACCACGCATCGGCTAAGAGATAAAATAGCCCATTGCGAAACGATAGATTCGTTTTTACTTTTTCCTTTAACGACTCGTCGATTAATTTATGATATGAATTGGATTCATCGATTTCTTCCTTTGTTTTGAACGTATAGGGAAATGTTTGAAATTGCAATCTATCACCAAACGCATTGTTAATCCCTCCTGATACTTTGGGAGCAACATTACACATCATCCCAAGCGTGAATTTCGGGGTGAAAGTCATCGAATCTTTATGAAGCGCTCGAACGTTAATTGGATCTCTTCCCGTTAGAAGATTAAGCGTTGTTTTTACAATTTGTTTCCCCTCATCTGGTTCGCTCGACATTACACAGCGTGCCCACCGTGTTTGTGCAAGTTCGGGAGTTGCTCGACCGGCCCCCTTACTCTGTTCGGTAAATATTTCTGTCGGTAGAAAATAATAATAGTTCCCCATTACCTTCTCTAATATTGACATCATTAATCCTTTACCGTTACGACCTTCTCCGCGAAAAACTACAAATTTTTCGTTAATATTTTCGCCATACAAAAACAAAGAAAGAGAAGACAGAAACGACTTGATATTATCTTTTGGGATAATCGTAGAGATAATCGACATAACTTCTTCGATATCTTTATCGTTTCGTTCTGGCAAAGGATAACCGCACGTCGTTAGAACTCTATCTTTTGCGGTAATATCGATTATCTTTTTTGTTTTCAAGTCATACGCTTTTTGATTCGAAAAGCAAAACCAATTGGCTTGTGTATCAAATGTTGAAAGAGCGTCATTATTCAAAAAGATACCTTTGGCGACTTCCATTACTGATTTTATTTTTGAGGCACTTTGCAATTTATTAATATCCGAGCAAAGCTTGGCCCGTTCTTTTAGTTTCTCTTTTTCTTTCTCATCTATTTTGATACGAGAAAATTTAAGTAATTCCTCTGTTAGAAGCTTCATAACAGGGTGAAAAATGGTGCTTGTATCTCCAAGAGACCAACCGTTCTTATAATGAAACCATCCTTGCGATGTATAAATCAAATTATCCGTATAATGATTAAGTAATGCTTCTGCGATATTCATATCGGTAAACTCCTTCTGTTTTCCGTACATTGAAAGAAGTTCTTTCAACAATAGATTCTTTTTCTTGCAAAAGAGCGCTTTCCAGTCAACGCCATCCTCTTCGAGCCATTTATGGATCGTTGGGAAGCCAAGACGTTCTTTTTTCTCGCCGATGTTAAACCACTTGCCGAGGCATTCGTTCTCATCGTATTTCGCGTACCCTGACTCTTTGGAAAACCGTAAAAAGTCTTCTTTCTTCAAACCGTTTGAGTTCATCAGGCATAGCAGTTTGAACCATTCGGCATAGTCTCGAAAACGTTCTTTCTTGATCATCGCCAACATCTCTATCATCTTTTCGGATCGCTCGGTAGGGTCTTTTTCGTCCTCGTCCTCGACGAATGTGATATTGACTTTCTCCTCTTTCTCTTCCTGCTTACGCAAAATCGTAAATAGAGGTTGGCCGATTTCGTCGTTACGTTCTTCTGGTACATTTGTGATAATATATTGGTCTGGTTGTGTGTTCTTCATAGGGATATGAATGTTTGTCTTGTCTTGCATCGCTCCGTATGGTAGGCGAAAGCACGTTTTGTTAGCATATACTCCTTTATCAACAGAGTTAACCATTTCACCTTTTAGTGATTGTTCTAATCCGTCAAAGATTCGCGGAAAATCATATAATGAAACTTCGAATTTGGGCTTTTCGATATAGATGTTTTGAAATATGACGTGAAATGATAGTTTATCTTCGTATGACCCATTCGTGAAAACGAATTGATGAATATTTGAATTTCGAGTTAATACCCGAACGACTTCTTGTTCTTTTGATTTATCCCCATTATCGATTTTACAATCGAAATCAAAGAATAAGCGAGTGATTCCGTCCCCTTGATTGAGGAATTCAAACGGTAAGTTTTTAAACGTTTCCCACGAAAGAGACGAGGGAGAAATAGATAGAAGGGTGTCATACTTATCTTTTGCGATACGATGCGATTTACCAAGTTTTGCAATTGCCATCTTTTATTATAGAAAAGATTTTTATTTTTAAATTCAATTTTTTTTATATTTTTATATTTTTATAAATTTCAATTTAAAAAATATTTATCTTATATATAATAAATGTCATTACCAATCGCATCAATTCGTAACATCACATTTCCGCGATACAGTGGAACAATACAAATCGTTGTGCGATGCCCCTACTGTTTGAAAGACCATCGACACGGAGCGGGAACATCGCTTGAGAATATTTCACGATATTTCAGCGAGCGCCTATCCGATTGTGACGAGGACCCGAGACCCTACACAATAGGTGAGGATTATAAAGAAGAGCCTAAATCGTACAATGCCGAGTATCATCGAGCCTATCACCGCAAATACTACCACGAAGTTTTGAAGAATAAAGCAAAGCTTATTATGCCTTTCAATCAAAAAGCGTTTGAAAAAGAAAACGATGAAAAACGAGAAAGCGAATAACAAAAATAATAATTATTATTTAAAAATAAAAATGATTTTTGAGGGGATAATACAGGTTAATTTTATCAAAAGATGACTCGCGGCGTTGGTTACTATCGTGTTTACAATGAGGTAGAGGAGTTTGAGAAGGAGTTTATCCGGCAGAATCGAGATGACTTCTATTTTCACGTTGAAAAGGAGAATCAACAGGAGTGGATCAACGATACCATTTATGAATATCTGGATGAATGGATATCAATGGTTCTTTCTTACAAAGAAAAGATGACTATCATCTCGAAATATGGACTATGCGAGGCGTTAGCACTCGTAAACGATATGGGTACCAGTATTCACGACGCTATATGTCCTGAGGATACTCTTATTTACGCGATTATCAAACACGAGTGTCAAATCAACATCGATGATATGGAGAAAAGCGAATAACAAAAATATATGAATATAAATAATTTTTATTTATATTTGGTAATATAAATATGTCATTTGAAGATTGTGAGTTTGGATTACTGAATCAAAAAACTATCAAACCAATTCTCGAACGATTTTTTAAGGATGAGCTTACCGATACCAGTCTATTTTCTCGATATGATTTTAGAGGAAAGCAAAATGTATACGAAGTCAAGAGTCGACGCAATGCATATCAAAAATATCCAACAACTTTAATTGGAGAGGACAAAGCAGGCGAAAACGTCATCTTTGTTTTTTACTTCACTGACGGAGTTTATTTTATAACCTACAACAAAGAGGTATTTAAATCTTTTGAGTGTAAACCGTTTCGACGTTGGAGAGCAGGGGTAAGAGACAAAGAAAAGAATTATATCTACATTCCTATCGGATCCCTTACTAGAATACAGTAATTAACTATAATATATCGTAAAAAGTAGATATATTATACGATAAACCCATATATATGGTGATAAATAGGCATATTACGATTGATATAAAATTTTATATATATCATAAAATACTGTTATTTCACCATATATCGTGGTTAATATGATGTATATTAGTTAATATCTAATGTTTCGTATGGTATATATTGGTTTATTTGCTTATTTCTTCATCGCTCGCAATTTTGCCATCTTGTCTTTCATCGCCTTTGATCCCTTCGCCGGTTTCTTCATCACTTTTCCGCCTTTCTTCATCGCTACTGTGTCCTTGATGATTTTAATCACATTCGGTTGCGGAGGACCTTTCATAATTGAACCCGATGGAGTATATCTCATTTCATCCATTAGTCGCATTTTATTATTAGGAATAATAAAAATTTACTTTTTTGCATATAACAATGCTTGTTCTTTTGTGTGGCCCATATCTTTGGCCGTCTGCTCCATCTCTCGCAAATCGATGTCCTTATACTTATCCGAGAGGAATGAGTGACGAAGAATATTGACACTGGCCTTCTTTCCAAGAATGGAATTTAGACGCTGTTGTAACTGTGAACTCGAAAACTTCTTATCGGTCATTCCAACAAGCAACCAATCGTGGGGGTTTAGTTTTTTCCACTTATCGAGAATGAATTTAAGCTTTGGGTTGATTGCGACATCTTCCTTTCCGTGAGCCTTGAACGTCTTATACTTATTGAAGATAAACTTTGATTTATCGATAAAGTTATCTTTTGTTTTGTCGATCTCGCCCTTGATGCGCATCTCTGTGTAATCTTGCAATCTACGGGGCGGTTGCAATACATACAACGACAGAATCACAAAGTTCTGTAAACGTTGAAACTCGGCCGGTCTCAACGAGGCCTTTGAAAGCAACGGTCGATTGTCTTTATCAAGTTCCGCATAGAGTGCCTTCAATTCTTCTTGTGTAATCCAATTCTCCTTTTGACTCTCTGTTTTCTCTTGATCCTTTTCTCTGTCGTTGTAAGCGTGAGCATCGTCTAACATCTGTTTGCGGTACATCTCGACAGCGGGCGTCTTCTCCGTGAGAACAACAAGAGAAGCTAATTGAGTTTTACGTTTGCTACCGTCTCGGTCTTTGAGATATTCCATTACGTCCTTGGGATGCTTAGAAAAGAATTCGACGGCTCCTTCGACATCTTGGGTCTTTTTCATATACTTATACAGATTCGATATGATGCTGGTATAGGTCTTAACTGAGGAATCTGATAGAGAAGGGCGGTTTTTCTTAACCGTTTCGCGAATCTGTTCCATTTATTATATGAGAAAATAAATTATAATTTAATTTATTTTGATGTATTTTTGTTTTAACGAATGAGACTCGCCGTACCCATCTGATCAATTGTTAAAATCTGATCCAAAATTACGTAGTAGTTAAACGTACCCGTCGTACCAGTTCCCGCGAATTCGATATTGAGACTATTCACCGGGATTCCCTTGAACGAAAACCCAGCGTCGGCAGATTTGGACAAAGAGAGACCGCCAAGATACGAACCCGCCGTGTAACGAGCACGAGTGTTCGTCTGGATGGTCGAGGCATTAACAGTCGCTGGTGGGGCTTCGTCGGCGTCGGCTCCAATCGATACAATTGAGGCGTCGAACATCACCGAGAGGGCACGGTTCATCTCAATGAACTGCTGCGGCTCATTGTCTAAATTAACGTTGGCCACCAGCTGACCATCGGCATAGACTCGACAAGATGTTTGGCCGGCTGATGTAAAATGACCTGCGGTTGTCACCAACTCGGCGGGGCTGTTATTCCAAAGCACGGCTCTAACACTGCTTGCATTGAGACCCACATTTTGCGAAATTGCTGTAGCCTGTGCGACACGACCGTTGTAGTACGTGGTGAGACCCATTTGGAATAAACGAGTGGAAAGCATCGATTTGATACCGGCTTCAAATGAATGGTCTGGGTTGATCTGCTCGAAGCATAATGTCGCATTAGAAACCGAATATTCCGTAATGGCGTTCGCACCGATTGTTGTAATGGCATTGGCCAAACTATCCAAGTCGACGTTTAATTGACACGAATTCAAGAGGAAGAGTGGCAGATGCTGCTTGGAATTGAATGTGCCGAGCATAACAGGAATGCAAACCGTTACGGCGGCCGTGTTAGCAACGGCGCCGAATGACTGTTGATAAACGGCATCGTCGTTGGATGCGAATTGAGGGCTCGAGCCGTGTAAGAGGAGCGAATTATAGGTCTTATTATATTGTAAAATTTGCTCTGATATTGATCCAGAGCATAAGAGGGTCATACGATTAACGACGTTTGAGGCACTGCCATACCCTGAGAAGATAAAGCTTCTGGCGGTAGCTTGGGTAACATCGACTGTGAATTTGAGGTACGCCGAACCAGAAGCGAGGAAACCACTTCCCATCGAGGAGGGCAGAACGAACGAAAGTTGACCTCCAGAAGTTTGTGTACCGTTCTGCGAAGAAATTGAAACGATTTTTTTGGTTGCACCTGCAACACGTGGGTCGCTGGACGACAACCACGCTTGGGGAAGGTCTTGCGAAGCGACAGACACCGGGTAAGATTTAGGACCGTTACCGAATTGAGCGGACATCCTTTTCTCTATTGAGAAAATAAAAATTTTGTTTTTTATTTTATTTATGCTTGAAAATGCTTTTTGAGAGCATATGGTTCGGCTTCTCGAGCCATATCTCGAGTTATCATACCTCCTTTTTGAAGCCCCACGGCCCCCAACACGTCTCGCGCGGTACCAATGCCAGATTGTACCTGTTTGCCCGTGCTTTGAATTGTATCGGTAATTGCTCGAAGCGGTGCCGGGATGAAACCCTTAATCTTGTCGTAACCAGACGACAGAACGTTGAATACCGGATTTACGACTTTATCGTACGCAAATTTGAAAGGAGCCTTGATACCCTCCCACAAATCGGATAGCCAACCATTGCCATTTAGTGAGTGTTGGGCCTTGTTTCGTTGCTTTGACGATAAGTATAAGCCCATTTTATATTAAGAGAATTTTTTATTTATTCGATTTTTTCTACGTCGAGCGTAATAATAGCAAGGTCGAATACGTTGTTTGTTGTTCCATCATAAGCGATACTTGAAATCAATTCGAGATCAATTTCACCAGATTGAGCCTCAATTTCAAAGTGCCAAGAACCACCCGGGTTTCCTAGCGTGTGGTGCTGTTGATTAAGAAACACTATATCTCTGGGGAAAGTACCGTTTGTCCCTTTGAAGCAGTCGCTACGGAGGCGAATAACACGATTTGATGTGGCGAGAACAACATCAGCGAATACGATAGTTTGAAGACGGGCTTTGTATCGGCCGAACAGACCACATCGATAAAATGCTCTGTCGGGTAATTGGAGATTGTTATCTTGGATGACGATTTGTACAATCATTTATAATATATAGGAAAATATTTTATTCTGGTAATTCGTCAAAACGGTCGAAATACTTCGGCTTGGCTCCCGTTAGATTGAGAAACAAGAACCCATATGGTTTACTCGTGGCCTCCTTCAAATTACGGGCGAACACGTCTTCGTCGACGTTAAGATTCGTTTGAAACGATTTCAATTCGCTCTTTGAATTCGTCTTGTAAATAAACAGACCGTCAACCTGATTTCGAATCATCGGCGGGATGCTCGTGAATTTATGTGATATGAGCCAAACACTGGTTTTTAAGTGTCTCGAATTCGTAAAAAGTCCCGAGATTTTACTAGGTTTGCGTCCTGTTGGAAGAAGATGACTGCAGTCATCGATGATAACCAAATTCTGCTGTTTTGGATGCTCTTCATTGAGTTCTTTTAACCGGTCCACAATTTCTTGAACGACTGTGTCATTTAGGGTATCATAAACTTTGTCTTCTTTTTCGAGTTCGTCGTATAGACCCGATAGTTTTTTATCGGCAGAAGCCGACGGTGAGATGAGGAAAATATTCTTGAAATACTTTCGATAGGGACTCTCTTTTAGCGTTAATAGATTGAGAACAGTCGTTGTTTTTGAAGAGCCTTTTCCCCCTATGAAGAATAGGACTCTCGAACCGAGAGGTAACACGCCATCGCTTTCAATAATTTGACTGTCACGGGGCTTCATCTTTTCGGTAAGAGGATGCGATTTAAGTGCTGACATTATATTTTCTTTATAATAAAGGATAAATAAAATGTCAATAAACGGTCTTCAACAACAATATTTCGCGAATAGTCTCGACGGGCTAACATACCTTGACGTAAACGGAATTTCAATAAATGGGGATAATATAGACCTAACGGCGCTTGTTCCGTATACTGGGGCTGACAAGCCGGTAGATGTTGGCGTTCAGCCTATTCGAACATCGTATATTCCCACGATCAATACAGACGTTGTCAATCTCCTCGCTCTAAACCAGACAACCACCGGTACAGTAGGTTATGTCGATCAATATTATGTACCTTATAACAACGCCATTAGTGATACTAATCTTGGCAATAAAGCCTTCACTGTGGGAGTGGCTGGTAATACTAGTCTATCCAATCTCGTTAGGACAGAACTCAATAACGTATTAGCTGGGTACAATCCCGCCTCAATCGTCGTTGGGAATAATTTCGGGACGATAACCAATGCGGGCGGTGTCTACGAGTCAACAAGTACCGCAACATTTGCCTCTCTGTTTCTCGGTACTATTACCGCTGGCGAAAAGTATAGCGTATCGATATCGGTCAAGTGTATCGATCCCAATTATACGACACAAATTTATATTTACGAGGCATCAGCCCCGAATTACCTCTCGGGAGGTATCCAACTACTATCATTTGCAATCCCTCCCAACACAACCGGATTCAATGTATTTACGGGTACAATTAACCCAACACTCACCAATCTACTATTGGTATTTTCAACACAAATTGTAAGTGGGATCAATACCCTCTATTGGAATGCGTTTACTTTGACAGGTATGGGATCAGTCGTTAAAAATCTGATTGCTCCTAGCACAGGTCTCGACGGGGCAAATAAAACGTATGTCGACGCACAAGACGCCCTTAAACTGCCATATACTGGGGCTACCGGTGATGTCGACTTAGGAATTTATAAAATTAGTTCGTCGACAGCACCCACAGGAAACAATCTTACCAATAAAACGTATGTTGACGCACAAGACGCCTTACTTGCCTCTCTAACAGGAAATAATACGCTTTCGGGGACGAACTCGTTCACCAACACCGTTTCGATGACACCCGCAACGGCAACGGCGACGTTTTCCCTTGGATTAAATGGTTCAAATCAAATCGTGAAATTTACGCCAAGTAGTGCGGTTTTTACGGGTTCGGTAGGAGTAAGTTATATTCCATATGCAACAAGTGCGAATGTGTTTGCAAACAGCCTTCTATATCAATCATCAGGATCTCAAATCAACTGTGCGGATTCATTCTATGCGACTAATACGATTACAGCGGGTGGTGATATGAATTGTGTGATTATCAATCCATCGGGAGGATATGGACGATTGGACGACAGAAGTCTTAGACCCAAAGATATTAACGCTGGAACGGAACAGTTCTTTTTTGCTTCTTGGAACAACGATGGTGGAGGACCATATGCTGATGCGATTGGTATGAACGGCTGGACTGATAGTTCTGGTGGCGGTACGAATGTGTTAATGGTTCGTAAAGATACTTTTGGCATTCGTCAATATCAGGGGACATTTGGATCAACCACTCCATATGTTAATTCACCCGCTATTTCGGCTCAATATATGGATGTGTGTATGAAAGGAGTCGGCGATAACACAAAGACCATATTTCAGCCTATCGGCGGTACT